CGGCCGCGAGGAGAACCGTGTCGAGAGCCAGGAGCCGGATCAGCCTGCCCTCGACCGCCGGCGCCTCGTCCTCGCCGGCTGGACGGTCGCGCTGCTGGTCTTCGGCCAATGGCATGCGCCTGGTGATGCAGGCCATCGGGTCGAGGTGCTGGCGAGGAGTACGTTTTCTCATCGTGTTATCCGTGTGCCGTGGCACGTTCCCATATCTCGTCGAGCTTCTCGGCCTGTCCCGTTGGGCCGGTCGTCAGCGAACGGCCTTGTTCCAGCCGGTTTTTTATCGAATCCAAAAACTGCACATCCCATTCGGTCAGCCGTGATTCGCGCGCTTCACAGTCTTCGATCATCTGCAGGTGTTCGCTCGCCGTATTTGTTGCACTCATTTTTTAATCCCTCTCCGTTTTCGTTCTTTCGCACCGCGTGGCGATCGGACTTCGATCGTCTGGCAACCAGCGAACGTTCTGCCCTCGCCATCCTCGTAATCGCTTTTCAAGCTGCACGGCGCGCCGAATACAAACGGCTGCCATGGGTGGTTCAATTGCTGCTCCGGAACCACGTCATGCGCCGGATACAGCACGGCGGCGAGGATGAGGATGGTCCGGAGCGTTTTCATTTACCGTCGCCCTGCGCCGATGCGGTTCCGCGCGTTGAACCAGGCCGAACGTCGCGGGAAGCCGAGCGCGCGGTACCTGAGATAGCGGCGCAGGAGATCCGGCAACAGGGCGATCAGATGGGCTTTTGTCCACCACCAACCGTCCGCGATGACGCCGAGTAGCCTGCGCAACCGGCTGCGTGCCGGGTGTAGCGGGATGACGTTGCTGCGGCGCGATGCAAAGTTGTTGAAGTTCATGTTGTCCCCTTGAAATATGTTTGCAGCCGGATACAAAGTTTTGCCATCATCACGCGCTGTGCTGGTGTGTTTGTAGGGCGCATGCGGTTTTTTATCAAGACCGCGCCGACCGCCACCTGGCAGCGATCAATTGAGCAAACGCATAGCACCGGGTCGGTGAATTGCCGCTTCAAGCAGCTCCATATTGAATTCTGGTTCATGCTGTAATACCTCCATGATTTTTGCGAACACCATATTGCGCAGACCTAGCGACATGTCTGCCCAGTCAATGCAATGCAATGCACCGAGCGCGGCTTTGTCCTTGCTGTTTAATCTTCCGCCTGTGATCTCAAGTGCTTCATTCAAGGTGCAGATATTAAAATGCTTACCTTCCATCATTTTCTTGAGTGCCAACAGGATGGCTTGCTTGTGGAATTCTTCAATCATGTTGGCTCCCTTAGTTGGCCCGCTTGGTGATCATGAAGAACGGCCCGCTGATCTGCGCGAAGTTCAGCGCGGTGCGCGCGGCCTTGATGCTGGTCGCCGCGATGATGTTCCAGGTGCGCGTGCCGCCGGCGTCGGTGATCTTGACCTGGTAGTGGTTCATCCGGGCACCTGCTCACGGCGTGCAGTGCGGAATACGGCGGGCATGCGATCCATAAATAAGGCGGCGAAGCCGTCGCAAGAACGCTCACATTCGGCAGCGCGATACTGCCCGAACCGCGGGCAAAAAATAACCTCAGTGCTTGTGTCCAGCACGTCGCGCGGAACTTCTGAATACCGGCAGTCTTTGCATTTCATGATCATTCCTCTCCTACGCGTGATGACGAATAATTGTTCGTGCCTGTTCGAGAAAAGTCGTCATTGATTGTCCGGCCTCGCCCTTGTCGATCTCCTGCGCGTGGTCATATACCGCGCGATATTGCTTGCGAAGCTGCTCGATGTTGTAGCCGCGTTTTTTGATGAGTTCGAGGCACTTTGCGCATTGATCTTCTGGCGCGGCGGTAAAAAAACTGCAAAACCGGGCGATGTTGTAATGCCCTTGCTTTGGATTCAACCCGCACAGCGATCGCTCGTTATTCATGCGTGCATGCCATGTGATGTTCGGTTTGTTTGCCATCGCTAGGCGTCCAGTCTCACGACCATCAGTTCGCCGGCCTTGGTCAGGCCAACGCTCCGGTGCGTGGCAAACTCGCCGTCGTGCAGCGCTTCCTGCAAGTCCATCGCGTGCCTCTGCCAGAACTCCGCACTCTCTGTGGCCGCCTCCAGTTCTTCGACTCGTTGATGAAGTTCGAACGCATGTTGGCGCAGGTGCTCAAGCTCCATTCGCTCCAACTTCCTCTGCAATGCTTTCAATTTCTTGTCCATCATCGCCCCCTGAATTTGCGTGCGCGTTTGCCAGATCACCCGATCCGCACCGCGCACTGAACCGGGAAGCGAAAGCATGGAACTCGCCGGCCCTTTGATTCGGGCGGGTTTGAAACCCGCCCCTACACCACAACCGCCGCTCGCTACACTTTTTCAACCCCTTGTAGATTGATGAAATGCGATTGGTGGTTGCGGTAGGGGTGAATTAAAGCACACTTTAAATTAAATAGTCAAGCATACTTTAATTTATGACATAATAAAAACCGCAGGGGTGTCCTGCGGCTTTATTTGGAGGTATGCGATGGAGCAAGAAAAAGAAAAAGCCGCGCAGTCGGCGGCTATTCAGGATGGGGTGAAGCAGGGTGAAGCGCTTAGGTCTTCTGACGTTCCCGATCGATCCAGTCTACAAACGGCTGAGTTTGTATTCCCGCCAGAGCAAGCGCGTGCAATTCTCGCTCTAGTTGAAGACAGCTTCGCTCGTCGTGGTTTGATATAGGCACGCTGATGCAGATCTGTGCATGAGCGACACTATCCGTCTCGTTGCCCAGGATGATCTTGTAACGGGCGGATAGGTAATTGCCGTGGCGCTCGATTCCGTCGAATTGATAGGTTGGTTTCATTTGCTTTGTTCGCGCCATCCATGCTTGTTCTCCAGACAATTTTGAATTTCCTGTCTGATGATTATTGGATTGCCGGCATACCCCATATTTGCGGTATATTGGGTTGCAACCAACTGGCAGTCATATCTGTCGCGCTCAAAGTCCTGTGCGTTTTTTGTTTCATGAATAAATATCTTTGGTGTGCAGCCAACTATAAGTACGGTTGATATAATGGCGAGACGAGCGAGCATGAGTTCCCCTTTAGAAATTGAAACACAACTGGATCTGTAGTTGTATCACGTTATTGATTGCCGTTGGTGCCTTCGCTTGGTTCAGTAAGCGTACGCCCAAATTTAGGCATTCTTGCTTGATCTCTAATATCCATTGGTTCCATCACTTTGAGTGTGTTTTTTTGGAATTCATTTTTTGCATAAACCAATATCTTCTCCCCCAGCCCGTCATTGATATACCACGGGCTAAAGCCAGAAAGATCAGCAAGCCCAAGAATACTTTCTGCGCGTAGCCAGTTCATTGGTTCAAGCGGGTCGAGCCAAGCATAAACAGCCTGCACGGTTACATTGCATTTATTTGATATATCGACCACTTCGTGGCCGCGTGCTTTTGCGACTTCCAGAGCCTCGATAACTCGGTCTTTTAATGTGCTCATGATAATTAGAAGCATATACGCACCATATTAAAGTGTGCTTGACCTGCTGGTTTAAAGTATGCTTTAATTGTGGCATGAGTGATTCTGAGGTTATTGATAAATTTGGCGGGACGAATGAAGTCGCGCGCATTTGTGAGGTTACTCCACAAGCTGTATCTCAGTGGCGTAACGATGGAATCCCGTCTGCGCGCAAAATGTATTTGAGGCTGCTTCGCCCCGACGTGTTTGGCCCAGCTCCATCCGAATCCACTCAAATTTCTGAGTCCGCATGATATGAAGCCTAATGAGTCTGATCTGTCTTTTTCCGATCTCCAAGAACGTTGGAGATCAGAGTTTGCAGAACTGGATCGTTTGAACCGGCAGTCCGCGCTTTCAGTGCCGCGATTTTCAGCGACGAGCGCATCAGCCGGTCGCGCCAATCGTTTTGGCCATTGTTCGTTTTGGCAGCCTCGATTCCCGCACATAGATTCATTAGTACGCGCCGTGGGTCGCTGGTTTCGGAGATGGTGCCGGTTATGATGGCCAGACTTTCTTCCGTCGCGCAGACCAGAGATTCGAGCTCTTTGAGGATATCTTCGTTGTTCATGGGCATTCCTTTCGTGATCGGGGGTTGTGTGAGAACTCCACTCTATCACGCTCGCGGATGCCCACCTTTTCCGGAGGCCGCATGATCCATAGCAAGGTAGCTCAGTCGGTAGAGCAGCGGCTTCATACGCCGAATGTCGCTGGTTCAAGTCCAGCCCTTGCAACCCGTTCTTGGCTACTGCCTTTTTGGCTGGCGCTGTTGGCCGCAGGCTTACGTCTGCGGCTTTTTTATTTAGGGTGAGGGTGTCGGTCTGCATGACGGCATCCTATTTTTTTAAACTTTTTTACGCACCCCTAGCGACCCCTAATTATTAGGGGTTGACAGGGGAGGGGAGGCGGAAATGAAAACGACACAAACAAAGCTGTGGTTCGATGATGAATTCGAGGCGCTGCAGTTGATGATCAGCAGCAGCCAAAAGACCTCTAAAGAACTGGCCTGTTTTTTATTTCCCCACCTCAAACCGGACTCGGCATATGCCCGTCTGCGCGCCTGCCTGAATCCCGATAAAGATGAGAGGCTCACCTTCGGGCAGATCATCGCCGCGATGAAATTCTGCGAGTGTTATGAGCCGTTGCTGTTTGCCTGCGATGAAACCTGCCATGCGCGCCCGGCACGTGTTTCGCCAGCCGATGAAGAGGTGAAGCTGGTGGAGGCGATCACCGGCGCAGCTGAGACCTTGAACAAGGCGATGCGCCAGCTTGAGTTGTTGCGCTCGCGTGGCTTGATCAAGGAGGTCTCATGATGCTGGCAACTACAATTAACGAAGCACTACGAGAGGTGGTGCAAGCATTGGGCGGCGCCAGGAAGGTCGGTGTGATGATGCGTCCTGAAAAATCTGCTAAGGATGCGGCCCGCTGGATCTCGGATTGTCTGAATGTCGAGCGCCGCGAGAAGTTCGATCCCGAACAGGTGATGTGGTTGTTGCGCGAAGGGCGCAATATCGGTTGCCACAGCGCAATGTATTTTGTCGGCCGCGAGGCGGGTTACGCAGTCGAAGCGATCGAGCCGCTCGACGAAATGGCGGAGCTGCAGCGGCAGTTCATCGATGCCAGCAAGGGCCTGTCCAAGATGGCCGAGCGCATCGAGTCCCTGGCAAAGATCACAACGGCGCGCACCAGCAGATGATGCTCGCCCCGTCAACAGTTTGCTGCACCCGCCCGGCTAACCGGCGTCTCCGGTGTCTCCTCCCTGCATTGTGGGCGCCGCGGGCGGTGTGCAGCACCTTTTTTCACAGCCCGTTATGACGGACGCTGTTTCCTATGAGCTTCCCTATCCCTTCCCGCCCGGCAAGGTATGGGCCGCGATCCGCTTTGGCACGGTGATGGACATGATCTACATGACGCTGCCCGCCGATTGCGATGTGCCGTTCAACGTGTACCGGCAGCGCTGCCGTGCGGCGTTGGCCAAGAGTGGCGAGGTGTGGTCTGGCGCGGTAGTCAATGGCCGTTTCGTGCCCGATTTCGAGACCACCGATATCCGCCACACCGGCGAGTGCAACACGGCGCGCGAGGTGGATAAGTGAGCGCCGCTATCGAATGCAATTTGTGCGTCGCGACAAGCGGCGAATACAACTGGGCCAACGTTTGTTGCCGTGCCCGTTTTGTGACCGGCCTGCCCGGCATCGATTGGCGGCGCGCTTGGATGGAACGCTGGAAGTCGCGTGAGATCCCGGATTTTTATGAGGCGATCGAGCTGGCCGTGAAGACACGTTGGGCCAATAAGATGGGTGCCGCCAATGGCTGACAAACCGCGCTCAGTGTGGACGCCTATACAGCCCATCCCGGACGATGTTCCGGTGGCGCGGGTGCGGCATCCGACGCGCGGCGAGCCGCTGCGGGTGTTCTTTTACCAGGATGCCGAAGGCCGGCCGCTCGGACGCATCTGCCGGTTCACCACTTCATCCGGCGAAGCGGTGCATCTGCCGCTCACCTGGTGCCAGGATCAGGATGGCATTCGGGGTTGGCGCTGGATTCAGTTTCAGCGCTTCAGGCCGATGTTCGGCCTGGATAAATTGGCTGAATATGCCGCCGATCCGCTGGGTTTTGTGGTGATCGTGTTCGACGAACATGAAGCCGATTGGGCCAGGAAGCTGCTGCCGTCCGGGTGTTGTGTCGTGTCGTGGCCGGGCGGCTTGCGCAAAATCGACGAGGTGGACTGGTCGCCGCTCAAGGGACTGAGCGTGGTGATCTGGCCGTCGCGCACCATGGATCGCGTAAAGGTTAAGCGGGATGCGGATGAGGGTGGCGTAGTTCTGCCACGCGAGCGGCAGCCGGGTTGGATGGCGGCGCTGAAGCTGGAAAAAATCGCGCTCAGTTATGGCTGCAAGGTGTTGTGGATCGTTGATCCTTTTGCGAATGACCAATTGCCCGAAGGGTTCGGCCCTGCGATGGCGGGCATGCAGGACTGGGATGAAAAGCGGGTTTTGGATTTTATCTTCTACCACGGCGCAAAAGGTCTGGGCACCGACGCTGAGCAGCGCCTGCGCAAGCTCACCGGCGAGCGGGTCGCTTCCGATCCGCCCGTCGATGAGGCACAGCCCGCACCGGACGATGACAAATGGCATCTCAACCTGCTGACCAAGCACGGCGAGGTGCTGCCGTGCCTGGCGAACGTGCATGACATCCTGGCAAATTCGGAAGCGTGGCGTGGCGTGATCGCATTCGATGAGTTTGCGCAGCGTGTCGTCAAACTCAAAGCCCCGGTCTATATCGGCGGAACAATAGGCGAGTGGGAATCGACCGATGATTCGCGCACCGCGATGATGCTCTCACGCCTGTTCAAATTCGCACCTTCGTCCGCGCTGGTGACAGAGGCCGTCGAGGTGATCGCGCGCGAGAACGGATTCCACCCGGTGCGACGCTGGCTGCGCACGCTCAAATGGGACAACGTGCCGCGCGTCGATGACTGGTTGTGCGACTACATGGGCGTGCCCAAGACCGAATATTCGATGCGCGTGGCGCGCTGGTATCTGATGGGCATGATCGCGCGCGTGATGGTGCCGGGCAAGAAGTTCGATTACTGCCTGGTGCTGGAGGGCGTGCAGGGCCGCTTGAAGAGCAGCGCACTGGCCGTGCTCGGTGGTGAGTGGTTCGGCGATACCGATATCAACCTGGACAACAAGGATTCGATGAGCGCGCTGCGCGGCAAGTGGCTCTATGAGTTCCAGGAGATGGGTTCGCTGGCCAAGCATGAGGCTAGCAAGCAGAAGAGTTTTATCTCGCGCCAGGTGGACGAGTTCCGTCCGGTGTATGGCCGGCGTGAGATTCGTTGTCCGCGCCAGGTGGTGTTCGCCGGCACTACCAATGATTGGGAATGGAACAAGGACCCGACCGGAGGGCGGCGATTCTGGCCGGTCGCCGTGGACAATGATGTGCACGTCGAGGGGTTGCGCGAAGCGCGCGAGCAATTGTTCGCCGAGGCGCTGGTGAGGTTCGAGGCCGGTGAGCGTTATTGGCCCACCTCGGCGGAGCAGCGCGAGTTCTTCGACCCGGAACAACTCAAGCGCGAGCAACAGGATTCACTGGTGGATGCCCTGCATGACTGGGTGTATCAGCAATTTAAGGAGTTTTCCATCGCAACGGCCGCAATGGATGGGTTGAAGATGGATGCGTCGAAATTGACGCGCGATCTGCAAACGAGAATTGGCATTTCATTGCGCAAGCTCGGGTGCGCGAAGGTGGAAAAACGCAACGGCATGACTCGCTTTTGGTACCAGCCGCCAGAGAAAACGGCAAAGTCGGAAAGCAGCATGCTCGCGCAGCAATCATCGGGAGACGAACATGACGCGTTCTGACCCCCGAGGTATGGAAGGTATGGCAAGGTATGGAAGGCTGCAAGCCGCGCCGGTGGCCGATGTTCCATACCTTCCATACCTTCCATACCTATGTCCTCACGTGCGTGAGCGTGCGCCCGCGCATATACGCGCGCGCGTGCGTAATCACATTTACGTCTGGAAGGTATGGAAGGTATGGAAGGTATGGAACAGGGCCGGTTTTATTGGCTTGCAGGGTTCCATACCTTGGCTTGAGGTATGGAAGGTGTGGAAGGGTGGCTCGCCATGCTGACTATAAAGATCGAGGGTCTGGAAGAACTCAAGCGCGACTTGAGCGATATCGGGTTTAAGCAGATCCCCTTCGCTGCAAAAAACGCGCTTAATTCGACGGCCAAGCTGGTCAACCAGGCATTGCAGGATGAGATCAACCGGGCTGTTGATCGGCCTAACCCAGCAACTCGGCAAGCCATGTTTGTGTACGAGTATGCGACCAAAGCCAATCTTCGCGCAGAGGTCGGGTTGAGGGACGGTGTCAGAAAGTCGGCTCGCAATTCATTGGGGCAGTTGGCAGGTACGCAAGGGAAGGGATCAACCATGCCAGACCGTTACCTGAGCGCGTTGATCGATGGTGGTACGCGCGTGAGCAAGCGATATGAGCGAGCCCTGCAAAAAGTCGGGGTGATGCCCGCCGGAATGTACGGTGTGTTTGCCAAGCGCAGCAATGCACTCGATCAGTATGGCAATCTGTCAGGTGCCAAGATCGTGCAGATACTCTCGTGGTTCAAGGCGTTCCCTGAACAAGGCTATCGCATGAACCGCAAGAACACGACCAGGTTGATCAAGGGGAAGGGAATGAAATGGGGGTTCGCCTACTTCCGCGGTGGACGTAACACCGGATTGCCTGATGGGATATGGGAGCGGCATTACCCGAACGGTCAAGCAGGTAAATCATTCGTGCGTCCCATCATCCTGTTCGTCGGAACGCCGTCATACGGCAAGCGTATCCGCTACTTCGAGACAGCCAGCGAAACCATTGATAGGGTGTGGAACATCGAGTTCGACAGAGAGTTTGCCAGCGCAATGAGGACGGCGAAATGAGCGCATCCAATGAAGCGCCAGTAGTTATGTGTTGCGCAACAAGTAGCATACAACCCATTGAAACGAAAGGTACTCCCGCAGCTTTCCCGATACGGGTGATTAGTACCTTGTGTGTGCTCTAGTCATGAGTTTTTACTAAGGGGGTTGTAAGGTGTTGAGTCAACAGGATATTGCAGATCATCTTGATTTAAGCCAGCAAGCTGTAAGTGAGCTTCTGGAGCAGATCAATTTAGATTGGAAAACTGTTGAACTGGGTGATATTCGTGTTGCATATATACGCCGCTTGCGAGAGCAGGCCGCTGGCAGAGGTGGTGCGAACGTGGGTGAACTGGCGGCCGAGCGCGCAAGGTTGGCCAGTGAACAGGCCGACAAGGTGGCGATGCAGAACGCCGTCACGCGCGGCGAGCTGGCGCCGGTTGCGCTGATCGAGGAGGTACTGACCAAGGCGGCGTCGAAGGTTGCCGGCGTTTTGGATGCAATACCTGGGATGGTGCGCCGTCGCGTTCCTCAACTTACGGCTGATGATATTGATCTGATCGCAGGAGAGGTGGCGAAGGCGCGCAATACGGTGGCTGCGATGTCGTTATCAGACCTGAATGATGAGGCGACCGTCGAGGATGATGCCGTTGTTGTTGATCAAATAATGGGTGAGGCTGCCTGATGGATCTATCCGAGCACACTCGTTTCATTCTCCCGACGCTGGAGCAACACCTGGCGCGAGGGATGAGTGCGTTCGGGGTGCCGCCGCCGATGACGCTGGACGAATGGGCGCGGGAGCATTTCTATCTGTCCGTCGAATCGTCCTATGTTGAGCAGCGGTGGACGCCGTGGTGGTTCCAGCGCGCGATCATGGCGTGTATCAGCAACGACGATATCCGCGAGATCATCTGGCGCAAGTCGGCTCGCGTCGGATATACCAAGATTCTGCTGGCGGCGATGGGCTACTTCGCGCAACACAAGCGGCGCAACCAGGTGTTGTGGCAGCCGACCGATGATGACCGCGACGAGTTTGTCAAGACCGAACTGGACCCGATGCTGCGCGACGTGGCGGTGATGGAAATGGTGTTCCCTGCCTACCTGAAACGCGACAAGGACAACACGCTGCAGGCGAAGAAGTTCCTCGGCAGCATGGCGCACATCAAGGGCGGGAAGGCCGCGAAAAACTACCGGCGGCTGAGCGCGGACGTGGCGATGCTGGACGAATACGATGCGTTCGATGCGAACATCGAGAAGGAAGGCGATCCCGGCACGCTGGCGGCCAAGCGCGTCGAGGGCGCGACCTTTCCCAAGATGGTATTCGGCAGCACGCCGAAGCTGAAGGGTTTTTCCAACATCGAAAAACGCGAGCGCGACGCGGACATTTTCCTGCAACCCTGCATTCCCTGTCCGGAGTGTGGCGGCTACCATCCGCTGGTGTGGGGCGGCAAAGAAGAGATGAGCGGTTTCAAGTGGCATGACGACGATCCCGAAACCGTCCGCCACTTGTGTCCGCACTGCGGCGCGCTGATCTCGCAGGCGCAATACCTGGGCATCGACCTGGACACGGCCGGACGCTATCAAGCCGATGATGGCACCACGCTGGACAACAAGGGCATCTTCCGCAACCCGCAGGGCGAGATCATTCGCCCGCCGGCGTGCGTCGCTTTCCACACCTGGAGCGCCTACAGCCCGAACGTATCATGGGCCGGCATCGTGCGCGAATTCATTGCCGCCAACCGTGAAAGCGGCGAGGGCAAAAAAGAAAAGCTACAGGCCTTCGTCAACACCACTCGCGGCGATTACTGGGCCGAAGAATACGAAAAGACCGACGAGAACGAACTGCGCGCGCGCGCCGAGCCGTTCCTGCTGGAGCGCGTGCCGCGCGGCGCAGTGCTGCTGCTGGCTGGGATCGACACACAACCGAACCGGCTGGAGTGCGGCGTGTGGGGTTATGGGCGCGGCTGCGAAATGTGGACCGTCGCGCACCGCATTTTTTTCGGCAACCCGGACGAGGAGGAGGTGTGGGCGGATATGGACGAATTCCTGTTCGAGACCGAATTCATGCACGCCAGCGGATCCCGCCTGCGCATCACCGGCGCGGCGATCGACACGCGCGGCCACAACACCCACGCCGTGTACAACTGGGTAGCCAAACATAATCGCCGTAAAGTGTTCGCCATCGGCGGGCGCAGCGGGCGCGAGAAACACATCAAGGACGGTGCCAGCAAAGTAGATATCGACTGGAAGGGGCGGCTGCGCAAAAACGGCCTGGTGCTGTGGTGGGTCGGGACAAACCACGCCAAAGACCTACTGCATGGCCGCTTGCAGATTACCAAGCCGGGCCCCGGCTACGTCCACTTCAGTAAAGAACTCAGCGACGAATGGTTCCGCCAATTCACCGGCGAAGCGCGCACCACCCGCCGCACCACGCGCGG